GTTTACGAGCGCTGTGATGATTGTAGGCATAGCCTGCGCGATTATGGCTATGATTTGAGGCAGAGCCTTAATGATAGCCATAAATAGCTGTATAAACGCGTCTATAAGCATTGGTAGTGCCGTGAGCAGCACTTTTATGACGGTTGGCAAGGCGGTTATAAGACCATTTATCAAGGCTGTAACAGCGCCAATAAGGGCTGGTATAAGCGTTGGGAGGGCTTTAGCAAGCGCTGGGACGAGCGCCGACAGCACCTTGCCTATGCCATCGACTATTCTTGGCAGGATCTTGGTTATCTCTGGTATAGCTATTTCAATGGTATTTATAAGTAGCTCTATAAAGCCTCCCATATCGCCCTGCCCGGCTAATAGGTTGTCAAAGGCTTTCTTAGTCGAGTTTATTGAACCGGCTAGTGTCTTGTTCTCTTTTGCGTAGTTCCCGGCATATTTGGCGGTTTTCTCCAGGAATAATTGGTTGGCTAGACCGACTTTCTCTTGGATAGACATCTGGGCAGTAGTTTTACCGATGCCCTTTTCAAGTGCGTAGGCATTCAGGCTCGTATCGTTCATCGCAACACCAAGGTTGTCCATCATAGTGAAGTTGCCCTTAGCCATGCCGGTTACAGCTTCTAGCGCTGCAGTGGTATCGATACCCATAATAGAAGCAATGTCAGAGGCTCGTTGCATAGCGGAACTCGACATATCCATAGACTTTTCAACACTGAAGCCAGCACCTTGGAAGAGTGAACCCATCTTGTTAGCACCCTGCAAGAACTCAGCCTGGGAAAGCCCAGCCTTAAAGTAGGCGTCCTGCGCCGCCTCTTTTATGCCGTCTGCATATTTTCCAAATACAGCCTCCGCGCCGCCGAGCTGTTGCTCTAGCTCCGCGCCGGCTTTCAGCATTTTGCCAGTAAGCGCCGCTAGTCCGGCAGCGCCAACAGCTAGACCCCCAGCTATAGCCAGCCCACCCACCTTGGCTATACCGCCAAGTTTGCCTATAGCTCCCTGAAATCCACCACTATTTTTGTTAACTTCGTTACCTAAAGCTTGTGTCGCACCAGCGGCTGAACCCTTAAACCCGGCAGCAATTTTGCCTTGAATGCCGGTCATGTTCGGCGCTACTCTGACGTATACTGTTCCGATGTCTGCCATTTTGGTTGGGTATTACCTTTCTTAGCCAGTTTTTACCGCAACCGTATGCGTGCTTTTATAGGGAAATTATAACATAAACGCGATTACACGCGCCCGGCATCCTTAGCCTTTACCAGCGCTTGGTGTCCGATATAGCTGGCGTGCCTATCTACCCCGACAGCAGCTATGGTAGCAATGGCACGAGTACCACGCTTAATTATGCCTACCTTAGTCTGTACGGTTATCTCCGGTGGGTTACTAGTCATACTCGCCGCCATGCTTCTAGCGCGAGTTGCTATTGCATCGGCGGACTTTCTTATGGTTGCAAGAGCCAGCTTTTGCAAGATGTCTTCACCACCTTTTGGATCGAGTGCAAATGATAGATCTTTGCTCATGATTATAGTATAGCGCACGCGTGAGTGACTCCCCTACTCTACCCCTACTCTTGCCATAAACTTGACACGACCCCTAGTGTGTTACCAAGTTAGTGAGTAGGGTAGGGGAGCGAACAAAACTAGAACATTTAGGCTTTCCACCGGGAGTATTTACAGCCTTTAATGGTTCTACATACCCGGTATCAGGCAACTTTTGTTTGTACTAACCATAGATATTATACTGTATACATTTTTTAACCACGCGGTGTGTTAAGCCAGCTCTTAACATCGTCTACGGACTGTGCCTCTGCACCATCGTTTATAGGGCTTGGTGGTAGAGGCTGCTTCATAAAGTCCGGTATAAATGGCTTCGGACGGTGCATAGGGCGCTTTTTACTGGCATCCTTTGACTTAGCCCATACCAGTAGCTCTAGCAGGTAGTTAGTCTTGTTGGCTAGTATCTCGGACCAGCCCCATTGAACGGATGGCTGTAGCAATGCAAATACTCGGCAACTACGAGGTAGTTGAAATAGTAGCCTTGCCGCTTTAGCTGGCTCTAGTAGCGCGACATCAAGGTTGTAGTATTGGTGAAAGTCTGCCTCTAGCTCATCAAAATACTGCCAGCGTATTTTTACGAGGGCGAGTCTTTTGGGTCGAAGTTCTCAATTATTAGCTCGTATACCTTAGACAGCTTAGTAAGCCGGAACTTGCCCTCGGTCTTAACATAGTGAGCCTTCATGTCGTCATAGCCTTGATCGCCAATAAGAAACTTCAATAGCGGCACAATAGCTGCTATCTGCTGCTGGTTTTCTATGCGGTCAATATGCTCAAAGGCATCCACGTTGTCTAACAGGTCGGTGTCAACGGTAAACTTATAGCCGTCAATCTCTAGCTCTTTTATAGTTGGGGTTGGGTTGTCTGTTGGCTCAGGCATTATATTTGCTCCATTTCTTAATAGTAACCAGATTATAACACAAACAAAAAGCCCCTCGGAAATTGGGGCTTTTTGCCGGTTACACGCTGTCTAAGACGATAGAACAGTTGCAATGTACTCTTTGTGAGTATCACCAGAGCTATCTGGGTAAGCCACAAACAGAGCAGGGTATGCAATCGCTTCGCCATCAACGTAGGTGATTTCGCCGCTGCGGTCGGTCAGTTGAGCGTTAGGCACGACAATACGCTTGATGCGTCCGCCGGTAAGCACTAACTCGAATACTACGGACACAGCCGGTAGCATTTCACTGTTCTGAGTAACGGTAATTGAACCGTTGCCCTCAACCACAACATTGTCAGCACCGTAATAAACCTCTAGGGCTGCTTCGTTGGTCTCGATAAGATTGACCATAAAGGTTTCTTTGAATGTGGTTTGACCGGATAGAACCATGTCACCACCCCATGCATATACTTCCTCTACATCTGTCTCAACTGAGTTAACCAAACCATCCTCACTAACATAACCCATACCCACAAATGCGCCGTCAAGCGCCATGTGAGCGTTAGTTGGCAGGGCTGTGCCTGCCGGCGCTATAAATACAGCACCTGTTGATTTTGGTTTGCCAAAAGAAACATTATCGGCATCGTTCATGTTGATATTTCCTGTTGAAAGGTTATGGCACAACAGCTCGTTGAAGAGTGCTCTGCTTAATTACGATTATAGCATAAATGATTTAGAGCAATGACCGTATCCAACTCACAAACCTTTGGAGCATATTCGGGTTTGTGGGAGGTACATCACTCGGTACTTGTGAAGTATCTGACTGCGGTGGTTGATCATCAGAGGTATCATTAGAGGATGAAGGTGATACATTACTACGAGAACCAGACTGTGCTTGATCAGACTCTCGAGGAGATACGTCTGTGGCTTGCTGACCTGAAAAAGATAAGGTCGTAGACTTTCCTGTGTCAGTATTTCTGACGACACAGGGACTGTAGCTATCTATAATTAAGTTTATCCTGTCTGGGTAGTTAAAGAACATGCCAATACACAGCAGGGTGTCTTTTAAGTCTCGTATGTCTTTCTTGGTAGTATCAAGGCTTTCTTTCTGAGCATCATTAATACCCAGTAAGCGCTCGTTCTGGCTGCGCAAACCCTCAGATATTTCTACTGATTTCTGAGCATTATAGTAAGAAAAGGTTAAACTTAAACCAAGCAATATCGGCAATATCAGAAAAAACAGCCTATTAAGCAGTCTTTCCATGTTGACGGACGAGCGCTTTAAGTTCGGCTCTAATTTCATCTCTTTCCTGCGTGACAGCTTGTAAGGCATCGCGTAGCTCCTTTACGTTATCTCTGAGTATTTTATTATCTTCTTGGAGGTTGTCGACAAGAGTGTTAAGCCCTGTGATGATTTGCTCAACTGCGCCAGCCCTTTCCGCAACGCTGTCCGCCTTTTTCGAGCGTCGGTAACCGAACCAGCCCAAAAGCCCAGTAGATAGGATGCCAAAGAAAGCAACAACGCTTGATGTATCAACATTACTCAACATCTTTCTCTCGCTTCATGGTAAGTGGATTTGCAGAGGGTTCTGACATTGCTGCCAGCTGCACCACTCCTAAAGCTAAGAAGTTAAATGCTCCCTGTAAGCTAGTAATGTGACCGTTTGCGTAGTAAGCAAAATACAGTACAGCTATCATTGCGCTTAGTACCATACAGCCCAGCATACCCATACGGCTTATCATAATAAAGCGGTGGTTAATGATGCCGGCAATCTTACAAGTGGCAAAGACGAAGTAAAGCGTGCCGATTATAAGGTGTATAGCGCCCAGCTTTAGAGGCAGGTTATTTGTTAAGAAGCTGTAAGCTGTGCCATACCCCCACAGACCGAATACAATTATTGCAAAGAACAGGTTAGGGTGTGTTCGGCGGATACTTAGGAAGGGTGTAGTACTCCACATGCTAAGAACTTTCTGTGTAATAGTCTGTACGAGATGTGCTAATGTTGCCCAGCTTTTGATTGCCGTAGAGTCCTAATATACTTAATTCGGACTTCTTAAACCACAGGTCACCGCTGGGGTTCGTATACTTAATGTTCTCGGAATATGGACCAGCTGTTTGTTGGAATGAGTCGACAGGCGGCAGATCAATCGGTGTTAGCATAGCGCGCTTAGTAGACTCCATGACTACCCACTGAACAGTAGAGAAGTAAGCGGCGTTCGCATTTACCAAATCGTCTAGAACAATGTCTACATTTTCGGCAATCAAACGGAGGCGGTTACTAGACATCTTAAGCAAGTTGTTTGCGCGTGCAACATCATCACCGGTTAGTGTCTTCCAAAATAGGGCGAGGTCTTCGTCGTTAGCATACGCGTTCGGCGTATATACAGGTGTGGTAATGCCAGCCATTACGTTGTACCTCCGTTAACCATAAAACTAGATTGTTTGGCAGCCACGCGCCGGGCGATCAAGTTCTCTGCCTGGCGTATACCAATACCCAGCATCTTGTAACCCTCAACAGTACCAATAAGCTCTGGCATGGCTTGGAATAATTTAAACATAGCGTCACCGGCAGCGCCAATGTCTACTTGGAATATAGGCTTCCAGGCTGGTATAAGAGCCTGCATAGCGTCCGGTACAACATCATTATCGTCAAGAGCCATTCGCAGAGTGATAGCAATCTCCTTGACCTGATTACCCATTTCGGTTTGTGCATTGTTGGCTTCTAGCAAAAGGTCGTCTGACATAGCCGATAGACTCTCGGCGCTGGTAGGATTGCCTGTCTCATACCCTAAGTTACGCAGAGTAAGGGCTGTCTCGGCACAGAAGTCACGAGCTTTATCTTTCTTAGCATCCACAAACTGGTTAATGGACATTTGTGCCATCTGTCCGATTTCAGGCTTCTCACCGTCCTCGTCCTTAGTAACAGTCCAGACTTTACCAACAGCAGAGTCAAGGTTAGGGTCTTTGGTAGCGCCCTCAGCCAAGCCGTTAATGTAACGCTGGGGCAGGGCATAGAACTCCTCGGCTATCTCTTCGCGGCGCTTAAGCCGACCAACTTCATTAATAATACGCCGGACAGTATTAGTAAGCCGAGACTTGCCTAATGGCTGATCAGCCGTAGCGCGGTGGGTTATAGGGTGTAACAGAGTACGTCCTGTTGGGTTATTGTATACGTCGTACAATTCGCGGTTTTTAAATACTGCGGTAAATTGTGGTGTAAATACTATATAGTCAGCCGGCGAGAACAATACACCACGAAGTTTCTTTTTAGCTTCAGGCGGCGACCATCTAGTTACTGCTAAGCCGTAGCGCAGCAAGCCAGTAGTGTCGTCTATCACGCCAGTCGCTTCCTGTGCCGTGAACGGAATAAGCATCTTGCGTCCGGTCTCTTCTTCGTTTGATACGGCAATAAACGCGCAGCCGGCAACAAAGGCATCGTGCTTTGCCTTACCAATAACGCTGTGGGCATTTATCTGCTCGAAGTAATCGTTTATTCCAAAGGTGTCGTTGGCAAAGCCGTCGAATACAACGCGGTCGGAGAGAGTGTTTACCGCGCGACTTGCCCAGCCAATGCCAGGGCGTGAGTGAACCATTTTGCGAGGAGTTGAAATACCGAAATCACGGATGTCATTATCAGCATTGTAATACTCGTACTTGGTCTGCACGCTAGACTCATGGTTAGCTAGACACTTAATTAGCTCCTGTGCTAGTCCGTTCGAGATGCTGATTAGTGGATTTTCCGGCTGTGGTTGCATTGCTGTCCTTTTAAGCCGGATTTTCCGCACCGTATGCGTGGTTATTATTGGTGATATTATACCAGATATTGTAATTGTAACATAAGCTACTTAAGCTCTGTTACGCGCACGAATGCGCCGGGGTTGCCCTTGCGGTACTCGGCTTGTACTGCCATCTGTGGCACATCTTGCCATTTGTCATCGCGCAGGACGATGCACTCCACTAGCATATCAAGAATACTAGTTAATCGGTTATCTAGATCGGCTCTACCCTTAGTGCCAAAGTATACTATTACTTCGACAGCAACCGGCTCAAAAAAGCGCTCTCTTGTTTGCAGCCGTACTTGCTGCATCGCGGACTCTTGCCAATCATAAAAAGCCTTGTTGGGTATATAGCTTCCAGAGCGAGTCCGTATACGACTGTTCTTTTTACTTGGAACGTTGCCCTCTAGGGTAAGCTCAACGGTCAGAGGGTTTGACATAGTTGTCTAGTAACCCATTACGTGAGCGATAGCCAGAGGTTCGTATCTGTGCCTCACAGCCCCCATGCCGGGCAAATACATCAGGTGGTGGGTCGGTAAACGTGCCAGCCTTTGACTTACACCACTTACAGGCGTTGCCATTTTCTATACGCGTGACTGTGGGGCGCTTGCCGCTCTGCCGGGCGTTTGTCATAGCGTCTTTTTGCGCTTTGCCAATAGTGTTATCTAAGTAGTTCTTAACATACTCGTCAAGCCCCAGCGCGCCGGTAGATACGCTGGCGGCGGCGACCTTAGCCATACCGAAGTGCCGGTCATCAATACCCGGACCACGCGTATGCTCTATCTCCATGTCAAAGGCGTTCATATCATAAACCTTGGAGTATACAGCAGTGCCAACCTCCCGAAACAGTATCTCTTGGTTCAGCTGGCGCACCTCTGGCGATATTTCAGGGTTGTTAATAAGCGCCAAGGCTGTCATAACCTTTTTAAATATGGTGTTGGAGAACTTACTATAGTCCATTATGAAAAGTCCCACTTGTCTATGTCGGATTTGATGCTATCTAACACGCCAATTGTACGCTCCACGCGTTTAGCGGAGTATGCATTGGCTCGCGCCGGCTCTTTTGTGTCTATGAGTACGTCTATAAACTTAGAAGCCTGCAGGTCGGTCAATGCATCGATAATTTCAGCAATGGATTGAGCCGCCTTAACGGTCTCGGCGTTCTCACCAACAATATCACTGGCAATAAGCAGTTCTTTGACCTCTTTGAACTCTTTAGTCTTAACCACCGCGAGGTCATTTATATATTTACTTTGTGATTGGCTCGCCATCTATAACCTCTTTGGTTTCATTTTCAGATACATCTACTGTAGCACCGTTGAGTTGTATACGCATAACCTGCACACCCTCGTCGTTTTTTACGAACTCCACCCTGGACCAGTCCTCGCTCAGTTTTTTACCCTCTTGCTTAGTTAGGATTTTTACATCGCCGGTGAACCTGTGGACATAGGGTATTTTTTTAGCTGGCATAATAGGTATATTTTACCATGAAAGAAAAAGACCGCCGTAGCGGTCTAATTCCCCGTGAGGTGATCAAGCTCTAGGAGCTTACACCAGCTTCGCTGATGATGCTGAAAGCAGCGCCATCGAAGATTGCATAGCCGAGGACAGCCTCAGCGCGAATTGCAAGTTCGTTGGTTCGCTTCAAATCACCAAGACCATCTGGATCACCATACTCAATGGTCTCTAGTGGCACTTCGCGTGCTACACCCCATTGGAAAGCGCGCCAGTCGCCGACGATCGCTTGAATGCTAACTTCGCTAGCCTCAAGTTCCTGACGACCACTAACTGTATCACTAGAAGCAGCCTGTAGACCCTGGAAGTTCTCGAAGCCGAAGCCTAGACCAAGTTCTGGGTATAGAGGGCGACCATCAAGATCGCGTCTGCGAGCTAATTGACCAGCGTAGGCTGGGTCAAGAGCGATACCGGTTGCCACGTAACCATCTTCCTGCAGATCAGCAGCCGCAGTCTCTAGATCGGTTTGTGGATCACCTGTTGCAACTACACGATGCACGCCGTTGTCAGCTTTATCGAAGTAGTTTGAAACACTTGCTGAAATTTCGCCGGTCTTAGGGTTGATGCCGTGGATGGCGATCAAGTCTAAGGCACGACTAAGGGCTGTGGCGACATTGCCGACCAATGCATCAACGATGCCAGCCTGATAGTCCTCGTCAGCCCACATCAGCTCTTGGCTGAAGCGGTAAGTAACTTGGACTTTGTAAGTCGTAACAGTTACTTTGCCGGGAGTTCCATCGTTAGAACTCTTATTTGCACCCTCACCAACCAGCTCCGCTTTTGGCGTGCCGGTAAAAGTAAAGTGGTCGGTTGAACCAACTTTAATTTGAGGGAGGGATGGTGCTAGTCGTGAAAGAACACCACCACGAATGTTCTTACTCCATGACTTGCCAGTGTGATTGGCGAGGTCAAGAGCCGTAGTTAAAAGGGGATTAGCCATTTTAGACTCACTTTCTTAAATAAATTAAACGGGTTGTTAGTCGCCAGACTTTTTGCTACCGAATAATTTACCTGCGAGAACCTTGGAGTCTGATTGTGTGTTGTCTGGTTTCCCATCCTTCTTAATCGGTGGAGTGCCTCCGGTAAATCCTTTAGACAGCTTTTCAGCTCTCTGGCGCATTTCGTCTGCAGTTTCACCTGTCACAAACTCTGACAGTTCATCTGATAGCTTGAATTCGGAGACAATTTTTACCTTGTCGGTCTCAAGTTTGGCGGTTTTTACTTCGCCGGAGAGAGTACCTATCTGGGTGTCTTTCTCCTTGAGCTTATCTTCGTATTCGGACTTGATAGTGTCTACCTTACCTGCCTTCTCTTTGAGCGTATCGTAGTCCGCAAATTTCTTGCGTTCTCGCTCTAAGCGACTAGGTATGATGTTTGTGTCTATCTCGCTCTGAGTAAACAAGGTGTCTTCCACCTTTTTAAACCCATCACCATCTTTTGTAAAATATTCAGTCATCCCGCTTTTCCTTTCCGAGGCGTTACTCGTTTTTGCTGACTAATCAAATAGTAACATACATACATTAATTAAAACAACAGCACTAACGCCTCAGATAGACATCGCAATACACTTGGTAGCGATAATACTGCGTAAGCGTGTCTGCTAGGCTAACAACCGAGTTAATATCGGCATGGGTTATGTTCTCCTCATAGGCTTCTAGCTCCACGATCTTGTCGGCAATCTCATTTGCTAGATCGCTGGCTGTAAGCTGGCTGTCCTTGTGATAAACCTCGATTAATATTTCAGCCCGGTCTAATACTATAGCCTCTCTTGGACCACCTGTACGATTTACTAATATAAATTGATCAGGTAAGCTAGTCGGCTTCGAGCCGCTGACATCCCAGCCGGTGGTAATAGACTCCAGCCAATCAATAACTACTACTTCAACATTCTTAGACATTTATTCTCTCCGCTCTAACGTACCTGTTCCAGCGCGTGGGCGTGTTGCCGTCCATGAACTTGACCGTATCGCTGTCTAGCTTAAAGGTCTTGCCGTCATACGTTACGTTGCTCGCGCTCAGGTCGCCAGTAAAGGCTTTCGGGAAGTGTATATAGATCTGGTCGCGGCTCTGGGCGATCGCCTGCTCCTCACGAGCATTGGTAGGTACAGTAACAGGCGCTACTAAGCAATCTTCCACCTCCACATCAGTAGTGGTATAGACTGGATTGTTTAATGCGTCCGTTCCATTCGGGACTTGCTGTACAAACGTTAAATCGATGCCTACCATATTATTTATTTTAGCATCTTTTCGCTGTCGCCATAAAAGCCTTGGCAGATTGACCCCCACAAATGGGCTATTTATACGGCGGACCTCCTTTT